ATTGATTGTGAAACTCACAAAGTTTGGAGATTCTGCTGGAAATTCTGCCGCCTGTATTGTGTAATTGCCGTCAATATTTGCTGACACACCGTTCACCACAGTTGTGCCTGTGATTACAACTGTTTGAGCACCTTCATAATAGTGCGAAGCAGTTGTTGTAATTTTTGTTGTTGTTCCTAAACTTGGATTTTGTGCACCAAATTGAACACTTGAAATAGTTCTTTGTTGTACAGTAACAGTTTGATCCACTTGAGCATAATTTTTCAAAGTTGAAAAATCAATTGTTGGTATTGTGAATCCTCCACCTACACCATAATCAACTGTTAACACTCTTGCTAAAGCACCATCACCTCTTGCAGGTATCACACTGTTAACAAATATACCTAATGGTGGTTCTGCTGAACCGCTTCCGTATCCTGCAACAGGATATAATGTTTCTAATACTTCTCTTGTGTTAAGATAGTTGTTTCCCACTGCGTTTTGTGTAAAGCCTGAGACATCTAGTTGTAAACTAATAATTGCAGATCCATCTGTGTATTCTTTTGTGGCAACATCTGAAGCATTAATTGGTGTCCCAACGCCTGTAATTCTTTTGTTACTTAAAACTTCTATAGCCGCTGTGTCTGAACTTAATTTTAATGACTGTGAGTTTTGACTGGTAATTGTTGATCCATTAATATTAACATCATCTACATCTAAACTTACTAATGTTCCCAAAGATGTTAATGACGATCCTGTAACCGAACCACCCAAAGCAGTTTCTGTCAACACAGTGTTTGTGTTTATTTTTAATCCTCTGCCAATAGCAAAATCAAGCCATTCTGAACTTGTCCAAGCATCTGTGCCGTCTGCCCAAGCAAATGTTTTATCACCGTCTGTAGATTTTAAAGTTATTCCACCACCATTTGCTCCAGCATCGTTAGTTGTTGCACCTGTACTGGAAAGATTTAATTCTATGTTTTTGTCTTCAACTCTTAAAGTTACTGTGTCAACTGCTGTTTGTGTTCCGCCTATGGTTAAGTTTCCATCTATGATTGCATTTCCACCTACATGCAAAGTTGCTGTTGGAGATGCTTTATAAATCCCTACTGCTGAAGCAGAAGAATCTATTTTGAATGCTGAAACTTCAGCCGGTGTTCGTACTTTAATTTCTACATCTTGATTTGATAGTTGGTTTGCTATTGTGAATGCATTGTTAGTGAATTGTAGTTTTGTGTTCTGATTTAGACCAACAGTTAAACCTGCATTGTTTTGAATTGTAAGAGCACCTGTGGTTGTGTCATCACTGTCTGAAACCAAATATTGATCTGCTGTACGAACAACACCATTGCCGTCCACTAATGATTCAGCAATTGTGGCTGTGCCTTTGTATTTGTAATCTGTACCTACTGTGTTAAAACCTTTTACTATTGTTCCTGTTGGATTAGCAACTGTGACTAATTCAGCAATTCTAGATGCTACCGTTGGTGTAAAGTTTGAATTTGAATGAACGCCAACAATGTTACCACCTACAAACATTTTAATCACTGTTTGTGTAATATTTTGTGTGTCAAGCACACTTACTACTTGATGACCTGATGTTCCTTGTGCTGTTGAATAATCAGGACCTACTAGTTGTAATCTTGTACCATCATAAAAATACAGTTGACTTGTTACACTGTTAATCCAAAGATCACCTGCAACCATGTTAGGTTGTGTCTCTGCAACTGTTGTTCCGCCTGATGATGTAAATGATGATCCGTTATAAACTTTTAATCTATTCTCTGCTGTGTCAAACCAAAGTTGTCCTCTGATAGGATTGATAGGAGCAGATGTATTAGAAAAGTTTTCTAATAATTGTATAAAGTTTTCATTTAATACTTCGCCAAAACCTGAATAGTTTCTTCCTATCAGTGTAAGATCACTGGAAGTGGTATCTAATTGACCGTCAACTAAATCTACAAGTAAACTGCCGTCAGTTTTATTCAACCTATAACTCATTATGCTCCTCCAGTATAAATGATGTAGTTTAATGTTAAGTATGGATTCATCACATCCATTGCTTGTCCTATTGTTCCGTCTATGCCACCTGAGTTTGGTAATTGTTGAGCACCATTGGCATTTGATAAATCTGGTCCGCTTGTTGTGGTTACTTCTGGATCTGTAGAAGTGCCTGCAATGTTTCTACCTGCAAAGAATTGATCTCCATTATCTGCTTTTAAATCGTGTTCGTGATTTGGAAGATTTTCTTTTGCAATAGTTTTTGTTTCATTACCAGCACCTAAACCTAATCCGTCTGCTACCGGCGATGTTACTCTGTCTGCTGATCCTTGTCCCAATCCAGGATTGCTCATGTTGTCTTTACCTAGTGGGAATCTACCACGCATGTCTGGCAATTTAAATGTTGCTGAACTGCTTGGAGTTCCATATTGAGTTCCTATTGTTTGAAACAATTGATTATAAACTGATCTTTGTAATTCAGCACCATCACAAAACAACCAATCTGTAGGAGCAGTTGTTCCAGCATAAGGCATCATTGATGCTACTGGTGGTGTTGGTATTGCGTTAGTGATTGCTCCAACAGTTGTTTTGTAAATTCCTGTTGATCCCGATGTTCTATTAATGATAATTTCATCTCCAACATTGCTGGTAGTTGTTAATGTTTGGTTACCTATGAATGAATTGTTTATACTTGTTGTAAAAGTTTTTGTTGTTCCACCAGTTTGTCCGTCAAACGAAACATCTACTGCTGTAACATCTCCTGCCAATCTAAATGTTGTTGCTTGAGCAAGTTTATCAGCAGAAGTGGCACTTGTGGCATTTCCTGTGATACTGCTTGTTACGACACTGCCTGCTTGTATTTGGTTGGCGTAAACTGTGTTGTATCTGTTTGTAGTTGATCCAATGTTGTAAGTTAAATTTTGAGAAGGTAAAACTGATTGTGCTGTGATATCGCCAGCAAACGTTCCTGATCCACCTATGTTTGCACTGAGAGCCACACCTAATCCACCTTTAGAAACAATTGCTCCTGAACCTATATTGATTGATGGTGACGTGCTGTTTGACACTATTGTGCCTGATGATAAAATATTTCCTGTAACATCTAATGCTTCATTTGGATTTGTGTTGTTAATACCAACTTGTTGTTGTGAACTTATTCTCATCACTGTTGATACCGAACCGCCACTGTTTAATCTAAAGTCTATTTCTTCATCTTGTGTTCCTAATTGAATTATACCTGCTTGATTTTCAACAAACATTTTAAATGTTCCAGCGGAACCAACTTCTAAACCTTGGTCAGTTTTAATTTTAATAGGAAAGTCAGTTAACGATGTTGTGTCTGATCTTAAAAAATTTCCTGCGGCAACTGTGGTGTTACCAACTACTAATGATTCTGCTTTTTCTGATGTTCCATATAGTTTGTTTACATCAGAACCAAAATTTGTCAAACTTAAATTTACTCCTGGATTCAATGCTGAAAAGCCTGGGATAGTAATTTTAGGAGTGAATGAACTTTTAGAAATTATAGCAACTGTCTGTGCTTCAACTTCAAGTTTCACAATGCTGTATGATAAATCGTCTGTGCCTATTATTGATATAGGAGTTGCACCTGTTGTCAAACCTTGACTGTATTGCGGACCAATTAAAATCCAACCCGAACCAGTAAACAAATATAATTGTTGAGCATTTGTGTCTACCCATAAATCTCCTGAAATACTTTCAGATGCACTTGGTTGGTTGATTGCTTTTTTCAATCCACCTGATGCTACCCAATTTGCTCCATCATACACTTTAAGTTGATTTACACCTGCGGCGTTATCAAACCAAAGTTGTCCTTCAATAGGTCTTAATGGTGCTGTGCTGTTAGCAAAATTTTCTAGTAATTGTAAAAAGTTTTCCGATATAACTGTTCCGTAAGAAGTAGTATTCTTTCCTGGAAAATTAACACTGGTCTGATTGTTTACAGTGTTATCTTCTATAGTGATAGTACCTTTGTTTATAGCATCGGTAAAACTTATATTGTATGCCATTTATTATCCTTCGTTAAACCCTGTTAAACTTTGAACTCTAACTGTGTAATCAATCTGAATCAATCTGTTTAAACTTTTTTGTACTGGATGAAAAATTACGTGTGTTAGTAATTTGCCTGTACCGCTGGGTGAATAACTTACTAATCCTAGTTCATCAAATACATATAAACTGTCTGAAACACTTGCAGTGTCAACAGCATCTTGTCCATTTGGTTCACCATAGTCTAACAAACAAGTTACAACAACGTCTGTGTAATTTGTTCCATTGATATGTCTTGTTTCTATTTTGTTTCTTTGTGGATCTAGGTTTGAAACTGATCTGTCGTCAACAATTTTTGTGTATGTTTGGTTGTACAGTGTAGCATTTGTACCTGTACTGTTTGGAGTAAGATATGTGATGATACCTGTTGGGTCAACACTTGTTCCACCGTTTCCAAACGACATTGAATTTATGAATCCTTGCCCCTGATTAGCAACACTTTCTGCCAAAGCAACACTCATATTCTCATAATGAATTGCGTTGCGTTTATCAACGAAAATCTTGTCTGATTCAGGATCATGTATTTTGATGTGTCCCTGTATTAGTACACCACTGTTCTCTTTAATTTTGCTCATTTTTACTCCGTTCTACCATTGTATTTATTGCGGCACAGCCACTTCCTTTTGACGTATGAATCTTGCGATGTCATTTTCCGTCTGACTCAGTGGATCTGCTCCTGTTTGCCATATTTTACCTTGTTTTCTTACCAGCAAAATTTGGGCATTTTCGGCTGGTGTGTTAGTGAAAGTGATTACAGCAGTTGTACCTGATACACTAAAGTCTGCAGGCACTGTGCTATCTGCTTCTGGGCTGTCTTGCCCTAATGCAGGATCATATACACTGATACTATTTTTTCTCATTCTTTTACCACCTACAAACAGTTCAAATTCATTTGCTGATTTAGGTGTAAAACCTATGTTAAGAGTGTTGTTTACCACATCTGCACCTGTATATGTTTCAGATATGAAAGAATCTTGGTATGGTACATTTTGGAAAGCACTCTGATCGTACACATCAGTGTTGGCATGATGCACTTCTGCTATACCAGTACCAAATGTTCCACGTCTTAGTTGTTCTAGAGTGTTACCATCTTTTTTGTAGTACTCAATTCTTTCGCCATCTATGAAGACAATACCCGGCAGTTGTGAAGCCACACTAGGTTCTGTGATTCCGACACCGTCTATCAGCACAATTTTTTGATCATTCCATAATAAATTTTGTGCCAACGTGTACTGTTTGTCATCACCAATACGTTTGAAGTGAGTTCTGTTCATGATATCTTTAAATTGTCTGTAAGCAAACTTGCCTACAAAACTTGGAGCAGTGAAATGAATCACATCTATTTCGTCATTCTGCGACAACGTTCTGTTAATTTTTAAATACATTTGATTGTTAGACACTGTGTAGTCCACACTAGGTGCTAACCATTCGCCATTTAAACACACCCAAACATATTGAGCATCAACAGCCGGTCTGTTTAGTTTTACAACACCATTTGTTAATTGATTGTATTGATAATAATCATCTGTGTTAACTGTGACTGTTAATTTTGCCACAACATCATATTGTGTTCTGTCAATGTCTTGCACATCGTGTTTACTAAATTGGTAAACGGTGATTGTGCTTAAATCTGTTGGAGCAGTTGTAAATGTAATCAGTCCACTGTCGTTCACACTGTATTCTCCGTTTTCAATATATACATCCAATGTATCATCTGCAACACCCACACCGCCAGTTAATGTAATACTCGAATTACCTGGATTCCATCTGTATTGACTGGACGTAAGTTCAACTTTATTTAGGTATGCTCTAACCTCTGAAGCATTGATTGTGCCTGGTAATACTTGCCAATTTTTAAATTCATATTCTCTTAATGTACTCACAGTAAATTTTCTGTGGAATCCACTTCTTAAAACATCATTGTTAACTTTCACAATCACGTTATTTGTAAAAGGTGTTTGTGTGAAAGGTGTTTGATTCATTTGATATGTTGCTGTACTTCCGTCACCTGTAAAAGTGTCTTGAGTAACTTCGCTGAAAGATTGTGAAGCACTCTCGTACACCACTATGTTGATATAACTGTCTGATGTAGGAGCGGAATTAAATCTAATTGCCACTCTATTAGGAACAGCATAAGAAGAATCTGTTTCAATTACAGAATATGTAGCATCTTCGCCATTTACTTTTACAAAGGTTTGTATATTTCCTGCTTTGAATTTTGCTCTAGTTACATATTCAACTGTACTTCCATCACCTGTGAATGCATCAACGTCAAGTATAGACTCTCCATTGTTACCCATTGTGATAAAGTTAATTTTATCACCCAGTGCTGGTGTTTGATTCAAGTTGATGTATTTGTCTTGGTAATTAATTGTGAATTGATTTGTGTTGTACAAAATATTGTTAATACTTAAAAATATTGCTGTGTTACTTTGTGGTGAGTCCACAAAGTTAAATTCAGTTGTTGCACCGTCACCAATATAGTTGTAACTGTTAATTTTACTACCCGAACTCTGACCTCTATCATACACTTGAATATCTAAAGTATCTAAAACTTGACCAGGTACAAATTCTTCAGGACCTTTAGCAGAAGTTTCTGTTACAAATCCGTCACCATCAACATTTATGTCTTCTGCATTTATACCTTGTGCTGTTGAGTATGCCAAATCTCCACCTTTAATTAAAGTATCAACTATGGTTGGATCTGGTAAAAATGCTCCATCACTGGTAGATTTTCTTACAATAATTGTATCGCCATTATCTGTTTCTAACATACTGATATCAACAGTTTTTGTAGATCCGTCACCTTGTAGTGAATTCATTTGTGCTAAAATATTTGTAGGTGCACCAAGATCAAATGCAGGATCATCCACTCTTTGTCCATTTTGATAAATGTGATATTCAATACCTGACGTTAGAGTGTTTGCTAGATTCAATGTTAATGTACTACCATCTAGATAGAATACTTCATCTTCATAACTTTCATCAAATGTATCCCATTCGCCTTGCAGATAAGGTTCATTGCCCCAGCCTGAGTTGTTTTCAAATCCAATACTTCTCACTTCAACTCCACCGTAATCTATACCATCAATCACTTGTGCTAATTCTTTTCCAGGCATTCCTGATGTTGGTTGATACAATGCAAATCTGTCAGCAGTGTTTAACACATCTTCATTTATTTTGTAACTAATTGAAATTGTAGATAAATTTACTGGCGGTAAAACAAATTGAATATATCCTGTTTGTCTTGTATATGTTTTTGTTGTGTCTGTTTCATTTTTGTATACAAATGTGCTTTTCAATTGTTTTTTGCCTGCTACAAGAATAGTAATTGTGTTTGTGCGTAGATCCATTGGCCATTTTAATTTAAATTTCAATTGACTGTTGTTACCTGTGAATGTTTCTGTTCTTTGTAAACTGGTAACGAACGTATCACCTGTGTTTCTGTCAAATTTTATTCCAATGTGAGTTGTACGAGGTAAACTTTCACCTAACACAGCACTTGCTTTGGCTAGAGTACCTGTTGTTGAACCACTTAATGTTACTGTTGGAGAAGAAATATATCCTGATCCACTGTTTGTAACATTTATTCTGTATACCACACCATTTTTAATATATGCTGTACCAGTTGCACCAGTTCCGCCACCACCTGTAATTTCAACAGCAGGGGGATTAGTATAAGCAGTTCCACCATTAGCAATATTAATTGCTGTGATTTTGTAACCTATGTTGTCTTTCCAATTTTTATCTGGATATGTAGTAATGTTGTCTGCACCCACTAACTGATCGTTGTTGATTGTGACCTTAGATGGAGTTATTACACCATTGATATATTTTGGTGCATAATCAAAATCAGTTATTACAGAGTTTGTTGGTTCTGTTTTCTCATACGAACTAACATATTCCCTAATCTTAGATTTATATGGTTTAATTTCTTGTACATAATCTTCGTAGTTTGATAGATTATCATTTTTAAATGTAATTTTCTGTTCTAATTGTCCAACATTGTGTTGAGCCTTAACAAAACTTGTTTTAAACACAAAATCATTTAGTTTGTTTTCCGATAAAGCATACTGAATACCAGCAAAGTACATTTTATTATACTCTATTGCTAATTCTTCTACAAATATTTTGTCTCTAATTGTCTCTAATATTATACGTGTTTCCTCAATTGGTTGTCTGTCATACAGTTGAACATCGAAACTGTTTGAATCAAAACCTATGTTGCCACTGTACGCATACAAGTTATCCGAGAATTGAATTGTTCCATTTTGTCTTCCCACTGTTTGATAGTTTACAGTGTAATCGACATCTACTTGGTTATCAATTTTTTTCAATAGTAACCAACCGCCGGATCCAATAGTTTCAATTTTTATAATTTGTCCTATACTGTCATCTAATGCATTTATTTCGTAACTTTGTGATATCAAATGATCAATAGCAGTAATTTGACTGTAACCTGTTTGATACCAATCAGCATAACTCCAATACAGATTTACATTGAATGCTTGTATTTTTGTTTTCTGCCAACCATCGCTACTGTTGTAATCATATATTGCCCATTTTCCATCTACTGTACTGTCAGCAGTGACTAACGTGCTAAATGTTCTTACTTCTATCGTTGCATCTTCTTTGTAATTACTACCTGCTTGTAAAATTTTAGCACTGTTGATCGATCCATTAACATCAGTTGTTAAACTTATCACAGCACCTTCACCTGTAATGCTTTTTATTTTGTACGTTGGTATTGATTTGTAACCTTTACCAGCATCTGTTATTACAACATTAGAAATTTTTCCGTTTGTAACTGTGATGTTTAATGATGCAGGTTTAACTGATCCTACTCCTACAGAATCCAATTCATTTTCGGTGTCAACAGTTGTGTCAAATACTCCTGTATTGATAGTTGGTGCTGGATCTGATTTTATTAAATTACTGATGTCAATTTCATCAACAACCAGTTTTGTTTTTAAAGAAGTGTTAACTCTTTCAATTGTTTGTTTAAGTGCTTCTTGTTTATTAGCAAACCAACTCTGTCTTGGAGTTTGTAATGTACCATATTTTAATTTGTCACTTAAATTAGGGTCTGGTACAGGATTGGATTTTGAATCATATCCAATTAAACTGTTAAACCACACTGTTTCTATGTCTTTAGGCAGTGTACTTGTAGCAGAATCTTGTGTTAGTAAAGCATATTCTTTATGAACATTATTTTTACTAGCAATTGTGTTCAATCTGAAACTAATAATTGTGTCATTACTTTGAATAAATGAATCACAGTTTACAAGAGCAAATTTGTTTTTGCCAAACACTGTTACATATTTGTAACCTTGAGCTCTTGGATCTTTAATTAAATTTTCAACAGCATTGGCGCTTAATGTTCTTGTTTCTATTTCTGGTGTTGTTGTTTTGCTTTTAACCCAATAAAAATATCTATTAGATAACACTCCAGCAACTTTATCATAAACTTTTTTGGTTACAAAGTCTGTTGTATTTTCAACTGTTCCTGTAATGCCTAATGCACTTCCTTCATTAGATTGACTAATAGTATTATATTGTGTAGGAGTGTAAGGTGATTCAATCCATTCGTGTACATCAATACTAGCACCTACAAATAATTTATTCCAATATGAATTATTAAAAATTATGTTGCTTTGATATGGATAATAATATGTTGCTTTGCTGATGTTCCACCATAATTTTCCTACCTGAGTATCATCCCAGTGATTGGTTTTATCCATTGTTCCTACTGCTGTAGAACTGTTGTACACAGCCGGGTCATAATTTGTTTTGTATGAAATTTCAGATTCTGCTGGTCCAGGAATTTTTCCAAATATTGGATCAACATAATCTAATGTTGTTAATAATTTGTTTGTCGATTTACTGTAAAGGAAAACTCCTTGTATTTTTGATAAGTCTGGTTGATCAACCCCTTCACTGCTTTGATGTATACTAGTCCAATTGAATTCTGTAGGTGATTTTCTAAAGTCTACCAATGTGCCCATTTGACTGTTGGCTAATTGTAATTTAGGCAGTCCAACATAAACGTGATTGTTGTTGACCAACAAGTTCGTTCCAAATTGTTCTAAAGTGTCGTTGATGTAAGTGAATTTTTCACCATATAGTAATGTGTTTTCAAATTTTTGATACAGGTGAATTGAACCCACATCTGATTGTATTTCAACAAATTTGGTCATTGTACCATCAAATACTGTTTGTCCATTATCAATAAGTGTTGATAATTGTTGATCGCCTTTTAATGACGTTACTGCTAGTACATCTCCACTAAACGATAGAGTATTTCCAAATTGTTCCGAAGTTTCTTTGCTTGGACTTACTAGTGTTTGATTTAATGTGTACTGTCCAGAATCGTTGTTAACTTTTTTGTAAACATACACTGATCCCATGTCTATATCAACAACATCTTTCAACGGACTTCCAACAGCGATCAATTCACCGTCTCCTGATATGCTTATGTCTGAACCAAAGTCAATTATTGGGGCAGAATCATCTGCAGGTGTTATTGTTTGTTTGTATGAATAGTGTCCGTCGCTTTGTCTGTACACAACAACATTTTGACCATCATCGCTGTACTTGTTGGTTAACACAATATTAATACCATTTGTATCAACATCAAATGTGTTTGCAAATTTAATTAAGTTGTTTTGATTTAGAGTTGAATCACCTTGTAATTCAATACCACTGTCATTAGGTACATATCCTAAAAAGTCTGTGTGCGTATCTTGTAAATCCCATAAACTTAATTGCCAAGAATTTGCACTGATGTTTGTTTTTGCTTTGTATAACTGATTGCTAAACACAACTAATTCGTCTTTTAGGTAATCAGTTTGATCATCAAACACGCCCATATAATATTGATCAACACCCAGACGCCAATTTTTTGTAGCACTGTAATCTACAAAATAAATTTTTCCTGGTAAACTGGAAGTTCCATTACCTTCAGCACCAATAAATGCTGTTGTAACATTTCCAACATCACGTAATTGAATTTTACTTCCTAACCTTAAACCACTTTGAGTGTCAGGCACAGTGTATGCTGAATTGTATTCGAACAGACCTTTTGTATTCTTTTTGTAAATTAAAAATGCACCTTGATTGGTGTAAACACTCTGAACACCTTCCCCAATTGGAATATTGTATGTTTGGACCCAATCTCTGTTTTGGCTTCCTGGTATGTTAGCACTTTGATTAATTCCTGGTACATTTTCAAATTCGTCCCATATCCAGTACTCCATATCGTTAACTGCGTAGAAGTCAGGATTTCCAGATGCTGTAATAGATGATGTATGTTGGAAAACTAAAATGTCTCCGTCTGCATTTCCTGATTGAACTGTTTGTTCAATAGATCCTATAGTTCTGTTTACACCTCCGCCTATTCTAGTGATAGTTGATGGTGCACTAGCATTAGATCCTAAACTGAACTGTTTGTTGTTTGAATTATTAAAGTAAATTCTTATTTTTTCTAATCCTATAAACTGAACAAACGTAACATCTGCCTGTGCTTGAGTGTTAGGATCATATATTTGATGCACTCCTACTGATGGGAAATAATAATTTGCATTGTTGTCTGGCTGTGAATCTACATCAACATAACCTTCCCATATGTCTACTACTTCTTTAAGTCCATTTGTGTCGTCATTGTCAATATTCAATCCGGCAAAATCAAAAGCGCCTGAATCAACATTATTAAACCAAACACTTACGTAGTTGGTTGAATTGCTAGAATTTAATGTGCTGTCATGAGCTATGTCGTACCCTGTTCTTACAAACCATTTATTGCTTAAAATTGCTTGAGGACTTGGATTAGTAACCCATGTGTTCGATCCTGCGTCAATGTAATAATCTTGATAATATGTTCCAATTCCAAATTGTGCTTTTACCAATGGTGCTTGAGGTGTTATTGGAGCAATAGGTTGTTCCATTGAACTGAAAAATCTATTAGTGTCTCTAACTTCATTTAATACTTTTATGTCTTGAATTACAACGTTGGTTGTAACATCTGATCCTGCGTTTGTGGTTACATTAGCACCTATGTTTATTTTCCACCAACCACCAAGGTAATCGTAGTCTTCTGAATTCACTCTTGAATACACCCCTATAGGCAATATATCCAAAGTTAAACTTCCGCTTTCAGCAAATACACCACTCACATCTTTAAGATATATTATAGATTTTGCGGCAACTTTTCTCACATACACCACAGTACCTTGTGCTGTGTCTGTGTTTAATAAATTTCCTACAACAGGATCTGTTAATGTATTTGATACTTCTAAAATTTCGTCAATCTTTTCTTGAATAGGCATATCAGCACCGCTGAAAATATTGTCTTTAATTGTTGGAGATTCAACTCCATTAAAAGGTTGATTCGCCACTTTAGCATAATTGTTTCTGTCTATTGGATAATCACTACTGAAATCAACATAATCTAATATCAGTCTATCACCTATTTTAGTTGCTGTGTACTGTTCTGTGGATGCTCTTACCAGTATATGATCTGTTGTTTGATTTAGGAATACACTGTCGCCTATCAATAAACTTGTTGTTTGGAATCCAACGTTCTCTTTGTAAAAAGCAGATGAATCAAATGTTGAGAATAAATCCTGTGCTATTGCACCTTCCACTTGATTAGTTGCTCTCCAAAGTTGTTGTTTGTACTGAACTATGTTTCCAACATTGTAATTAGAACTTGTACTGTACACTCCTTTGTACTCAGTTTTTAAATTACTGGCATCAGGTGCACCTATTACTACAAAATTTCCATCTGGAGAAATGTCAACTGCTTTACCAAAACTACTGCCTGAAGCAAATAGATCGATATTTGTTAACAATGGATCAGTTGTTGGTGCTTCAATAATTTGTACTAATATTAATGATCCGCTCTCAGAACCTCTTGTGAATACATAAATTTTTCCATCTCCATCTGATGGTTGACTAACCAATACTGTTGAGTTTTGTTTGTTTGCGGCTATCACCGTGCCAAAACTTTGATCTCCTGATGTGCTTGTAGAACTTAATTCATTGTGTTTTTTAAACACAAATTTATTGTTAACAATTTTCCATTTACCGTCATCTGATTCGTTAATCCAAAATTTTTCATTATCTTTAAGACCTTGATCATTTATTCTTGTGTTGACGTCATTTATAGAATTTAATCTTGATTCAGTGAATCGTTTAATAAAGCCTACAGCAGAGTCTATTGAAGCAAATCCTGTTACGTCTTCACATTGAATTGATGTTATTCCTACAAACGTAGATTTGAAAACATAATCTGTACCATTAGCATTTACTACAAATATTTCACCAACTGCTATGTCTGGATTATTCAATGTGTTTACTGAAATAACACTGCCGTCTTTGATAATCGACACAATTTGTTGATCTGTGTTGCTGTATCTTAAAACACTCCAAGTACCTTTGTTGTTACCAATCCATACATACTGTCCTTCATCTAGAGTTGCTACACTTGTTGAAGTTAATAAGTCATCATACTGTGCCAGTGTTAACGAAATATCTATTGGATTTACAGGTCCTGCAGTTTTGATATATGTGTTTTTGTCATACTTTACAGGAAATGGTGTGTGTTGATAATCTTTAGGTGCTAGATAAGTCTGTCCCGATTGTATTCTGTAAACCAAATCAGTTGCTGTTGCTGGTTGATCATTTGTTAGTAAAATAGGTTGAGGATTTAATCTAACTTGGGTTTCATTCAGACTGTATTCTACTTCGTCAAAAGTGTCCACTGCTCCGTATTGTCCTTTGCGGATTGCCCACTCTTCAAAAAATTCTAAACTTTCTTTGTCAGCACTTGCTAGTGCATCAAACAATTTGGTAAGAGCATTTGCTGTTCCTTTTTCTTTAATATATCCTTGATAAAATTTATATTGGCTGACTTCATCGTTAATAATGTTACTTAGGTATTCTCTAGGTTGATAACCAATTAAATGTTGAGCAAGTTTTTGTTGTTGTCTGTCAAAGTTATCTGTGTCTAAATCATAGAAATCAGCAAATTGGTTTGTTTGATAATCAAGGTTTGATAACAAACTGCTTTCTGGTTTGTTGTCTAATTTACGCCAATTGTTATCATTAAATTCTGTTGTTCCTTTTAATTTTGTGTTTGCTGTGTAATAAAATTGTTTGTGTTTTACCACATCACTCATTGAGTAATCGGTGTAAGGTTCCCAAAGTACAACTTTTGCTTCATCAAATACAAATCCTGGAATATTTAAACTACCATCCCATTCTGTAACATATCCTAACATTTTAATTCTATCCTGCTTGTACCCACTTGCTGGATCATAAATTAAATCGTTAAATGATGTTGTGTTATCTATTAAACATACATGTTCTTTTTGTACAAGTGGAACTTTAGCAAAGTATATTCCATTTATTGTGTTCTTTGTGAACAATTCAAACGTGTTTGATTTTCTAACAATTCGTAAATTTACTCTATCCAGTTTATTACCATCTTCTTTTAACACACCATAAGAGTAGTAATTTTCTATAACATTATCAGTTGTAGCATATTGTGATGTAACAACTATTTTTTTGCTGGCAGGACTTAAACTGATTACTGCACCTTCGTCCCAGTTTTGTGTTGTCCAAAATAAAAATTCTTTAGCACTTAATTGCCAGTTAGCAACCAATTGTGTTGTTGGATCATATTGATCAAATTCAAAACCTTTGGCTTTAAGATATGATTCATATCCCAGTATCACATCAACAACTGTTTGAATGTCTTCAAACACTGTTCCGTATGCTACAGATTGAACTGTATCTGTTAAGAAAGTTTTTCTTAAAACAGCAGATGCACCGCCTTCAGATGGTAATTCTACTAACTTGATAAATTTTGAATCATCAAAGTTTGCAGTTGAAATATGTGTTTCATCAGTAGCATAAAAATTGTTTGCAAATTTTACATAAGACCCACTGTCATATCTTTTGTTTTCACTCCAATTAACAAATGAAGAACTAATTCCGCCCACTGTTATTACTGGATCACTAGTTTGTTCAAATGGAGAATGGTATCTAATGTAAGGATCATTTTTATCATATCCTTTTAAACTGAAACCGCTTGCTAACTTTTCAATAATTAATCCACTGTAGGTCAAAATTTCTACTGGTGTAGACACATTGTAAATCAGTTGATAGTTTTCTTCTGGTACAAATAGTGTTGTTGAATTTAACGGAGTTTTACTGTCTAGTAACAGTTTAAATTTGTCTTTGTTGCTGTATCCTCTTACTTTAAAGCCTATTTGTGTTTGTAATCCAGCAAACTGTTTTTTGTAATCTGTATAGTTTGTTGTTTGAGAATTTTCAACTATTTCATAAACATAGTTTAATAATCCAGCAGTTAATGTTACTGTGCTGTCATCAACACTGCTCGGCCAGATAATATCTGAAGGTCTTATAGCAGTTGACGAATTGTACACAATCTGTCCACTAGCATTTCTGGTAATTTTATTTGTGTCTAATCCTATACCTATTGCTTTGTTTGGTTGATGTAAAATATAACTTTTTAAAAGTGCAAACGGATAATGCACACTTCTTCTCCATGTATTTTCTATAGGAGAATAATCACCAAACTTAAATTTGTCTTTGGTAAGTTGTAATACTTGACCTCTTGCATATGCACTATCATACGGACTTCTGATATTGCCTTCGCTGTCCACTGGGATATTGTTTGTTAAACCGGGTCTTTTGTATTTGTTTTTGATTACAATTTTTTTATTAGGTTCTCTTACAATGCCTTTCTCTAAATCTTGCCACAAAATTAAATTGTCTTTTGTGTACGGTGCTGGACCATACACAGTTTCCCACCATGTAGGTTCTTGCGAATATCCAAGCATTTCCCATGGAGCAATATTTGGTCTGTCGGTGTCGTAAGCATGAGTGTACACACCTCTCCAGAATCCTAACAAGTTTTCATTTTGAGGAGAAACCATATTGCCGTAGTTCCAAGTCAAACTGTTGTCTTGTGTGTGATAAGTGTTTGCTGTGTAATCTTCGTTGCCTGTAAATGTTAACCAGTCATTGAAATCGCCTAATAATGTTTTATTAATTGATTCAAATGTAAATTTATTTGTGCTGTATGCTCTTGGCACAAAAGATTTAATACCAAACAATTCATCATCGTATGTTGTTTTAATATTGTTAAAAATTCTTCTCTCCATTTCCAATATAGCATCATCTCTAAAGTCATTGAATGCAACTATGATACTTCCGTCATGACCTTGAATAACGTTCACTGGAGTAATTGCTGTTGTGTCTAAATAAATTTTAGGAGTGTATTTTGGATATAGTCCTAATTTAGTTGGTGTTGCTGGAATGTGTGATCCGTTAGTTGTTTCAAACTCGTTAACCACAATGATATCATCTAGTGCAACTGTTTTCGTAACTTGAACAAATCCGTTAACAAATACATAATCAACACCATGCACTAACTGTGTATCGTTGTGATACACGTACACTGCTTTAGTTGATAATGCTGTTAAATTAAAGTTATTAGACAGTGCAAAAAATTTATTATCTATATCTAAAACTGTGTGTCTAGTGGTTTTGAATGCACCAATACCCAGCATGTCTGTTTGGAAATACGGTAATGAATTATTATTGTCTTTGTTGAGTTTAATTAAAATTTTATCAACCACTTGACTAGGAGTTCCGTCAAATCCTAAATCGTCCATAGCACTAATAAATGATCTTTTGAATTTAAAGTAATCGTTCTGACTTCTAGTGACTGCTGAAATTAGGTTTACATCTTTGTTGTTTAACAAGTACGAAGCCAACACCATTGGTCCACTGTGTTGTAAAAATTTTCTACCGTATTGTGTTGCATTTGGGAAGTCTCTTAAATTGCTAAATCCTGGAGTTACACCTTGAATGTCTTTTAATTCATTAGTAATTGATTTAACATGATCAGTTACTTGCCCAACTGTGAATTTTGTTGTTTTTGCATTAAGTGGATTGGATTGTAAGTTTGTTGGAAATTCATAATGACCATTACTGTTTTTAGGTGTTGCACTACTTGTTTTAATTACAACTATATCATTAACTGTTAAATTAGTAGTGAAATTAACATATGCTTCATTGTTGATTCTTAAAATTGACCAGTCGGTATTTTCAATTTTTTTAACATTATTAACAAATACATTCACGTTTAGATCATTTAAATCGCCACTCTTTTTGTAAACGTCAATAGCAAAATCATTTTTCTGATTGTTAGATGCAACATACTGTCTATTAACTTTTTGAAAACTGTCAGTGGGTGCTTTAGTCCAACCATTTACTGTTGTAAAGTTGCCACTAGCATTGTATTTTTTCAAAAATGCTGTTTCAGAAGTTAAAGTTCCGTTGATATTTTGTGATTGATATGTGTAATTTTTGTTTAATAAATCAAAATCAAAAACAATATCTCCAATGTTTTCTACATTTGAATAAGTTAATGCAAATCCTAATTCAGTATCTACTGTGCCTGTGCCTTCAACATAAGTGAATATTTTGTTACCCATAAACGAACTGTTAGGATATACAATGCTGTCAGTGAAACTTACGCCATTGCTATCAAACAAATCAAACAAAGGAGTTTGATTAACTTTATTTTTTACTTGTGCTGATTTCCATGTTGTTCCATTGTAATAGAACCATTTTCCTTGATTCACGTTTCCGTCAGTAGCCAAAATAGTTTCTCCTTGTGATGGAGAAGCATTTGCACTTTCAACCAAACTGATTTGAGTTGTAACTGTGGTTCCTTCAGTAAACTTAATAAATTTAACTTCAAATATTTTGTCTTTAACAAGAGGATCGTTGTCAGCAGTAAACAACACTTTCATTCCATTTGTTAATGCGATGCCGTCAATGAAAAAACCTTGAGATCCTTCAACATCACTCATTACATCTGTTGTAACTGTGTCTATAAGATCAATATTTTCTTTCTTTTTAAAACCAAAATTATATAGTTTGATACCTGCTTCAAATTCAATGATAGGTCTTCGTGCTCTTGTGGCTTGATCAATATTTGCAATTTGTCCGTTTGCTTTAGCACTTTCTTCTATAACAGATTTATGAATCCATCTGTTGGATCTACTCCAAGGATTTCTGTCTGGAGATGATCTGTTTATAACAATGTAATCTTTATCAACAGCATACGATGTGGCTGTTCCAAATCCCACAGTGTCAAAGTTTTTTGAATCAAATGGAATCGGTGTTACATCAGTGAAGGGACTTTTTACTTCTAGTTCTTGTGCATTTATCAATTGAATTGCGTCACCTACACCTTCAACAAAATAATCTTTTTCAGCATATTCCACAGGTGTAACTGTGCCAGCAAAATTTATTTTCATACCATTTGATAATGCTACTCCATCAGCAGTGGTGTAATTCTTTTTGCCTAATACTTCATTAGTAATATCTATTGTTGAATTTTCTTCAATGTCGTATATTTGAATCAATCCCCAAGCATTAATATCGTTATCACTTCCGTAATATAGTTTTTCTGGTGCAGATTCTTTCACTTCAAAAGTTATAATTCCCTTTTCAACACTTTGCACATCGATACCATCAGTAACATTGTACGAAGCATCTAGTATTCTTTGTGTTCTTATAACAAAAGGCAATCCTTCTGCATCAATATCAAACTTGTATGTTTGACCTTTGTATAATTTTAATGTTGGGTTTGCTGTAAGTCCGTTGGGCGTAAAGATGTAAGCATAGTTGTCTGATTGATCAGACTTTGTTACTGAGTATGTACTAATAACATTTCGCTGTTGTCCCGATATTGTGACTGTAGATGCACCATAAGGCATCCAAAAATATTCTCTGTAATTTACAAATTTGTCCCAATCGATTCTTGGTGACCAAGCATAATATTCTTGAGCATTAAGAACACTGTGATCAGAAGCATCACCATTTAAATTTTGTATTTGATTAACAAAGTCTATGTAGTCTGAATAAAAGTTTACATTGCCTAAATCGTCTTGTTGCACTATGCTGGGTTCAAATTTGTAATTTTCTCTATCAGCAGTTACTTCAGGCACATACAAATCAGATGCTTTGTAGGCATCTGTAATCTTACGTCCATAGTAAGCATTTAATTTTTCTAATGTTCCTTGAGATATTAGTTGGTCAACTGTGCTGTGTAAAAATTTGTTGTTGACTGGAGTTCTAAAATACTTAGGTAAAAATTCTGAAGATTCTCTTTTACCGTCATCCTTGCCTGCAGGCAAACTGAAGTCTTTTTGATTGTTGTCGTATGCCATTAATATCCACTTCCCCCACTAGAGCCTCCTGAGCTGGTAGGTAATGTTCCACTTAATGTGCTAACTGTTGACGAACTTGTTGCGATGTTTCCGTCTGCTTTAAGTTTAGAGGCTGTTACAGCATCTATTATTTCAACATCAGAAACTTTTGCACCACTAATAAAAATTTCATCATTTTCTGATTTAATTTCAAACAGACTTCCAAATGCTTTTGAACCTTCTTTAGGCACAATAACAAATGTTGCTATGTCTGGTGCTAATTCGTTCATCACATATGTGCTTAATTCTGAGAAATAAAATGTATCACCAAATTCCCAATTTTCTAAAGCAAAGAATTGATTTATTGCTGTGATAACTCGACTTTTAATATCACTATCATTAGTAACTTGACTGGAATTTTTAACAATTTTAAATGTTGCTTGTAAACCTGTGTCGGATTGTGATCCAAATAATATTTTGTATTTTACCGGATGATACACAATCGTGTCACTGATTGATTTAATTTTTGCTAACGGTGTATTAAAGTTTGTGTACAACGAATCACTGCTTGGTAATAGTGGTTTAGTTGCTGTTGCTCCTGCTAACCATAATCTAAAATTGATATCATATGTTCTTGTTAAAATATACATATCCATTATGTTAGATGAACTAGGATCTAATCTTGTGTTACCGTCCACTGTGTGAACGTATTGAAACTTAACACCGTCTCTTCCAATGTGTGCAACATAATTTGTTACAGTTGCAGTGGTGTTGGTTGTTGTGTTAACCTGTTTAAAACTGTTGCTGTCTATCAAGTACACAATTGAATTGTTTGGATAATCTCCAATAGTGCCTACCGATGTTTGTCTAACATAAATGTTTTCTGTGCCTGCACTAACGTATTGATACTGTTGTGTTCCATCTCTATCATTTATTAATTTTTGAAAAACATATTTTGTAGTTGGATTAGTAGCAGGATCAACCACAAGATCAAAAGCATTTGGATTGTCCACTATGCCATCTTGATCAGAATCAAATTGAGTAAGTTCTATTTTAGCACTGTCTACATATCCGCTTAAAGATCTGTACTCAGTGGACACAGCAAAATTGATATCGTTATTGAATGCATTGTTACTGTCTGGTTTTGTATTCACTGACATCACACTCACTTTGTCTTGAAGTGTTGTTCCTGTTTTGGCATTGAAATTTCTATCAGCACTGTCATAAAAGAATCTTACTTCTTTTTTGCTTTCAAACACATATCTTAAACCTCTATATGTGATTGTGTAAGTAGCACCGTTGTTGATACATTTGATTAACCAACTTGAATCTAGTTGCTGATTTGATTCATCGCCTGTTTTACCAATGCTGAAATCTCCATACACATTTAAATTGTTTTCGTCAACAACCATCCATTTTCTTGTTTGTACATCATAACGTATTCCAAAATTGTTATAAGCAAAAGCCTGGTCAATAATAACTGTTTTAACATCATCAGAAAATTGTTTTGCAAATTTAGGTAATATTTCACTAACAATAGCACCTGTAGGAATAACATCGTTGAATTTAATTGCTCCTGCTCCTGCTGTGGTATTGGTTGTCCCATCATTGTACACACTAACAACTGATGTCCAAATATATTCTTTTGATCCTGGATGATCTGCGGCTCCACTCATTAATGAATTGTCTTCCATAAAGTGCTTGCCTGTTGGTGCAACAAATTTAATCATAGCACCCGGTTCGATATATTTCAACTGACTTGCTGTGTATGTGCCAATTTGATAATCTAAAACGTTTACAGCATCTATTAACTTACCTGTAGATTCATTTGTAGCAGTTGTAACTTGTTGCCAAACTGGAATTAAATCAGTTAGTAATATTTTAGGAAATTTTTCTATGTAGTAGTTTCTAGTTTGATTTTTAGATAATAAAGGTTCTAATTGATTTATAATTACACCTTCAATGTCTGTTTGTGTTGAAAAACTAAACGAGTCAACATTTTCAGTTTCTTCTTTGTATATTATACCATCAGCACCAAACACATTTGTGTTGCTGTATTTTCCTGTGGCATCTATTAAATCATAATATCTTGATATTCCGCTTGAAGTTCTATTTGTTGCTTTTACTTTAATAATTTCTTGATTAGTTCCTAATGGTGCAATTTGATAATCTTCACCAGTGATCATTCTGTTTTGTGTGTAGTATGTTGCTGGAGCATTTAATCTGATGTTGTCGTTAGTTTCAGATGTTGTTGCATTATCAACTGTGTATTGCAATCCAAATGTTAATGTTAAAACTTCTATTTGATTGTTTGATGAAACATACTGTACATCCACTTGAACGTTTTGCATATCAGCAGGAGTAATTCTAACATTTTGATTTTTACTTCTTCTGTAGTATACTTTAAAGTTACCTTGCGGTAAATTTCCAAATATTCCATCTGCAAATTTAAGACTGATTGAATCATCTGTGTCACTTAACACTGTGTAAATATTTCTTAAATCTTTTGCTGTTGAATTGTATATAACATTGTTACCTGTTACAGCATCAACTTTTGTCCATTCAGAATCTTCTAACCCTGTGTCAGTGTCCAATTGATATAACCAAACATCTGTGTTGTTTACATTGTTGGATTCAATTGCAACTGATTGATTGTTTGATGGTACATCAATTGTGAAGTCACCGTTATCAAGTACACCTTGTCTAAAGTGTGCAAAAAATCCTGTGTTGTTACTGCTGTTGCCTTTGCCATCATCTCTGTGAAGCACACTGAATTTTCTTCCTGTTAGTGGTGATTCTTCCATAATAGCACCATTGTCAAAAGAAGTTGAAACAACTTCAAATGGTAAGTTTTGTCCGTTGACAGATTTTGAAAAAGCATATACAGGCACTTCAGTACTGTTGGCATTGATTCTGTATTGGCTGGTTGGGATTGAATCTATGTTTTCTAATTTTACTGGATTGCCAAATTTTTCATTTTCTGCCAATGAAGCATTTAACACTTTTGTAAATTGTTCGTTCCAGTTTGTGTTGCCGGCATCATTCCAACTGACTGTTTGTCCGCTTAAATTTAAATTATTACTGTCCACAACATTTTCAGTTGTGCTGACACTTACAACTTTCATCAAACCATTTGCACATTGATTTCTTGTTGGATTGTAACTGATTAATCTTGCTAATCTTAATATCGAATCTCGTCTGTCTGCTGTTTCTAGAAAATTCTCTCTAGCATTCAAGTCTGTTCTGAAAGCCAAATTTTGTCCTAGATATGAAATCAAATCTATCAGTGCCAAGTACTCAGATGATTCAATATAATCGTTGAAATCTTCTGGATAATTCTGTCTGATGTACTGGATCATTGTTCTGCGAATGGTATCAAAGTCATAACTTTTGAATTCCGCATATTTGTAAGACTGATATACTCTTTTCCAGTCTTCTGCCAGCAATAATCTGTTTTGTCTATCTGTGGATGACATTGGTTTCCTTTGTTATAATATTATTTATTTGTTTACATAAACAGAGCACTTAATTCAGTAACCCATTATTTTCGTCAAATGTCAATCTTAATTTTTCTGACACATTATATTTGACGTATGTTAGTTCAACTTCTATCTGTAACCCCGATTCAAATGGTGTTACAATCACTGTGTTCGCTGTTATTCTGGGATCAGTGTCGATTATTTTGATGATATCCTCTTTAATTGCTTCTTCTAGATCTGGTGTTAAAGGATCGTGTATTATATCCCATATGATTGTGCCAAACTCTGGATTTTCAAGTTTCTCACCTTGTGATATATGGAAATGATTCAATAAATCCTGTTTGATTAATCCTATATCATTTAAACTGAATGTTGTGTTGTCTGGATTCACAGTGCTTAACCCTCTGTACATTCTTTGTGTAGCAGGTGTCTTGGCTGTTTGAGCAGATGTAACTGTGACTTCTTTATATAATTTTTTGTGTGCCATAATGATATTTAACCAGCAATTACTTTACTACTACCAGTAGCGGTGTGTCCACAAGTTGCCGCGTCTCCTTCCCTGCATATGAATATTGAATTTGCTTTTACTTTTGCACTGCTACCGCTCATAGTGGCATCACAGTGCGGAGGTACTGGACAAGGTGCATGAGCTTCCACTGCCGCTCCAACAACAACAATCGGTACTCCTTCCACAATAACTTTTGGTGCTAAATTACCAACTATTGTGCCTACTGCTGTGTCTACGCCTACTCTACTAATACCTGGCATTATGTCCTCGCATTTTTAAATGTGTCTGGGATATTGATTGGTTCTGCAACCACAATATCTGACGGTTCGTTTCTGTCTGTTTTAGCCAACGCAACTGCCATTGGATCAAAATTTTCATGATGGCTCCATGGCTCGTGTTGTGGCACACGTTTCATGATGCTTTCATTTGCTTCGCCTGGAAGGCTGAAAGCCGCTAACGGCGGTACCGGTGTTGCGACAGCAATGCCACTGGCTAGATTTAATAATCCACCTACATCAAGATTTATGTTGCCGCCAGCATAATGATTGGTCGTGCCTCCAACTGTGATTGTTTGTGCGCCGCCTACTTCCACAGTTTGTGCACCAGTGGTCAATAAGTTGTGTGTTGTAGACTCTTGATTAACTGTGGCACTTTTTAAATTGATATCTCTACCTGCTTCTAGATTGAAATCTCTATCTGTTTTAAAGTTGAAATCGCCTTTGCTGTGAACACTCACACTGTCTTGTGCATAAAAATCAATCTTGCCGTTGGCAGTCATTTCAATCCATGCTGTGCCATTGGCATTGGCAATGTAGATTAAATCTTCTGAATTGTGCAACAACAGTTGATGTCCTGTTCTTGTTCTTATTCTAAACAGTTCATTGTGTGGAGTATTTTTATCACCCTCAATCACATCATCACCAATTTCAATGTTGGTGTACTGCATTGGTCCGTCTTTGGCTTTGGTTTTTCTTATAAATTTGTCATCTCCATCATCCATAACAAATGATGTTCCACCTGTTCTTGCTGTGACCACTGGTTTATTTTGTGTGAACACTTTGTCTATAGGTCCTGGAGTGTTTATACCAAACACACTTGAAGGCACTTCACGTCTTGCACTTGATGTGGTTAGTCCTCTGATTTCATCTGCAATCAATCCTTGGTTGTCCAACACTGCTTTGAATAATCTGTTGATGGGTTTTTTGATCTGTAAGGGTTTGTCTGCAGGTTTATCTGCAAATTTTAATTTGTTGTGTTCGCCCACAGGCATTTTTTTGCCTCTGATATCTGCATCTGCAGGATCTTCATTCAGTTCAGAATCTGTTGTGTCTGTGTTGCTCATGGCAGGTGTTGATCCTGGGATCATCACATTCATTAATTCTTGTGGAATGCATCCTGTCCAAAATGCTCTGTTGATGTTGCCTTCTATGAATTGAATCATAACTCTGTTGCCCACATCAGGTGGCACAAACCACATACCATAACTCTGTTGGCTGTCTCTGTGATCCTTGTTCTTAGCAAGTCCTGCCACATCAGTGGTTCCGTAGAACGGACTGAGATATTTTGCTGTGATGAATTGTCCTGTGTTTGTTCTGTTGCCTGAATCCAATGTTTTAACCAATTCAACTTCAATGGCTCCACTGAATTTAGGATCCAACACATTTCTCACAATGGCTTCGAAAGGTCCTTGATCTTTTTTAGGATCTACTGCAAATGATTTTCGTTTGTTGTTGTTTGCCATTATTCTACCGGTTTACTTGTTTGTATTTGTTTTGTGTTTTCACTTGAACCTTCTTTGGCATCAATTGTTGTGTTACCACTTCTAATGATGGTCAGTGTTTGTTCAAATTTACCTGATCTAAAATTATTTGCCAACGTGATCACTCTGTACAGTCCGCTGAACTCTCCCAGTCTCACATGTTCTCCCATGCCATTCACATATCCGCCGGTATTGGGAAATATAAAGTTGTCACCATTTTTTTCATAATCAATTGGTGTTTGAAAATTAACTTCCACATAACACATTCTGTCTATGTAATTGATTTCAGCTCTGCCATTGCCCATGTATTTTCTTCCTGTGGCAGTTAAATCTCCTTTGTCAGTGTAATAACTTCTTGGATCAACAAAATATTTTGTTGGCTCATTTGAATTCATCATGCCGCTGGTTGGTAAGAAATAAGGATCACCTATGATGGTTAAATCCAGTTTGATCAAATCCACATTACTGTTTATGATTCTATCATTCATTGATCTGGCTATTTTTAATTCCATTGATTCATTTTCTGTTCCTTCACCGCTTTGCGAGCCTTCACCTTTCACTCCTGCAGATGTTGATGTGCCTTTAAGATCATGTCTTGCTGGTGTCATAGTGTGTATCACTGTTTCTTTAACTGTTGAACTGTTTGCGTCTGTTTTGTTTTTGTCAGCAGAAGAAGAATTTGCACTCTTGCCCAAATTGGCTGGTACAGAA